CAGAGCATTACGCGCAGATGCAAGTTTATATGCACCTAACTGGCCTCAAGCGTGCTTTGTATATGGTCGTAAACAAAGACACTGACGCGCTCTATACCGAGCGCGTGCGCTACGACAGCAAGCGTGCGCAGTCCTATATCGACAAGGCGCAATCAATTATCAACGCGACAACGCCGCCGGAACGTATTAGCGACCGACCAGACGCATGGGCGTGCAAGTTTTGCGACGCCCGCGAGCTATGTCATGGAACAAGCGAGGATACCGCCGTGCCGGTCCCGGCGTTGCATTGCCGCAATTGCGTGTATTCGACGCCAATCTCTAATGGTAAATGGAAGTGCGACAAAACCGAGACTGAGATTTGCGGCACGCCGTGCGACTTTCATTTGTTCATTCCGTCGCTTGTTGGATTTGCCGCGCCCACTGATAACTTTCAAAACAAGGACTTGAGCGACGTCATCGAGTTTACAAGCGACGACGGGACGATATGGCATCACGGCAACGACCGCGACGCTGGGCAATTTAGTAGCCACGATCTAATGACCTTGCCGCGCGACCTGGTGACACTGCCGAACGCTAAGAAAAAAGGCACGTTGCACAATCTTGAAGCGCGATATTCGGTCGCGCTTGATAACGTCGAAACTATTTGGAAGGGCGCGATTGACGACGTGCGAATGACTTTTGAGGAACTTTATCAAGTTCCTATGAGCAACCCGGACGCGACACAAGAGGGCAACGGATGGACCGCCGCCGAGTTTCGGCCTCACGGCTGCGTAATAATCTACGGCAACACTGCCGAAATCAGACAAGACAATAACCAATAAGGAAATGATACAAAACACAATCAACAACGTGCGCACTTGGGGCGAAGATAAAGGAATCAGCGGGCCGAACGGCAAGGCGACCGGCGTCACTCAATTTGGCAAGACGCTTGAAGAAATCGAGGAACTCAGCGACGCAATCGATGACAACGATTTGCCAGAGATCAAAGACGCAATTGGCGACACCGCCGTTACGCCGATCTTACTCGCCGAGCGATACGGGCTGACGTTCGAGGAATGCCTTGAGTGGGCATATAGCATAATTTCACAACGCACCGGCAAAATGGTCGATGGCGTTTTTGTAAAGACAAATAACCAACAGGAGGAAATATAACATGACCGATAAAAGAGAAGCAATCCGCACAGCGGAGGAAGAAATCGAAGATATTGTAGAACAACTAGAACGCGATCACGGCGTCCGGGCGTTTCAAATCTTCATCAACAGCAATCGTGGGGAAATCCCACAAGTAAACATCGTGCAAGACAAACGGGGGGCATCACTATGAGCTTTGATCTATCATCAATCAAAAAAGGCGTTGAACACAAAGCGCCGCGCATCGTCTTACTTGGCGTCGAAAAAATCGGTAAATCTACCTTTGCCGCCGGCGCTGACAATCCGATTTTCCTGCCGATCAAGGGCGAGGAAGGCGTCGACGATTTGGACGTTGCGAAGTTTCCACGCGCCGAAACATTCGATGACGTATTGGAAGCCGTGACAACTCTCATCAAAGAGGATCACGATTACAAAACGTTTATCATCGATTCCGTGTCGGCGCTTGAGCCGGTCATTTGGGCGAAGCTATGCGACGAAGATAATGTCGACAGCATCGAAAAAGCGTGCGGAGGTTATGGCAAGGGATATACCGCCGCCGCGAATAAGATGCGCGACCTGATGGAAGGACTCGACCGACTACGCTCGAAAGGAATCAGTGTGATCCTAATTGGTCACGTCAAGGTCAAGCGGTTCGACGATCCACTCGGCGCGTCATTCGACCAATACCAATTCGATTTGCACGAGCGCATCCAGCTCGCGTTGCAACGTTGGGCGGATTCTATCCTCTTTGCTAACTCCGAAACCATCGTCAAAAGCGAGGAAGTTGGATTTAACAAAGAAAAGAAGATCGGCAAAGACCTATCCGGCGCGCGCTATTTGTTCACGCAAAAACGTCCGGGGCATCCTGGCGGCGGGCGTGGCGTCTACGGGCGTTTGCCTTACAAGTTACCATTATCTTGGGAAGCTTTCACAAATGCGGCAGCAGAAGCCGCGCAATCAACAACAAAATAAACAGTAAAGAGAAAGAAACATTATGGCAGATATATCACAAATCATTGGCGGATTCGACGCCTCCGCATACGAAGAGCAAACAGAGTTTGACAACTCTCCTTTACCAGATGGCGACTACTATGTCGAAATCGAGAAAGCGGAGGTTAAGAACACCGCGAACGGCAAAGGCGTTGGTTGTAATACTACGTTGTCGGTCCTTGGCCACGTCGCTGACAAGTCACAGAAGGGACGCAAATTGTTTGCATGGTTCACGCTTCAACACGAGAACGACATGGCGCAGCAAATCGGGCAACGTGAGTTTCACTCATTGCGCTTGGCGATTGGCAAGCCTACGGCGATGGATACCGACGAGTTGATCGGGTCAAACCTCATTGTTCGCGTCGGACTCGACAAAAAGGACAAAGAGCGCAACCAGATCAAAAAATACATTGCGCTGGAGGGCTACGACGCAAGCAAAGCCGAAGCACCGAAAGCCGCACCGACTCCGCAAGCAGCGCCAGCCGCAGCCGTTAAGAAAAACCCTTGGGACTAATCATTATGGCACAAAACGAAACACAACAAAAAGCATCGAAGCCGGACGCCGCGCAAAAATCGCACGACGAACGCCAAACCGATGCAGCCTTACGCGACTACCCTAGAGCTGGGCGTCGCGGCTACGACCCGCAAATCGCCGCGCAAATGGCGGCGTGGGATCAGTAAGCTCCACAACCACAACAAGCGACGCCGGGCGCTATATCCCGGCACTTTTTATTATTATTATTATGAAAACAAAAGTATGCACCAAGTGCGGAGAAGAGAAGGAACTGACGGAGTTCAGAAAACAGAAGTCATCGAAAGATGGGTTGCAAACGTGGTGTAAACAATGCGCAAAGGCATATTACGATCTGAATCGCAATAGATTACTTGAACAGAAAAAAGTATATTACGAAGCCAATAAAGAGAAACGTGCGGCATGGAGCAAGGCATACCGCGAATCCAATAAAGAGAAAATTGCGGCACATAAGAAGGCATACTACGAAGCCAATAAAGATGCAGTTATTGAACGTGGCAAAAAATACTACGAATCAAACAAAGAAAAACGTTTAGCCTATAGTAAGAAACACTACGAATCGAATAAAGAAAGATATTCGGCTCGTTCGACTGCATGGAGAAAAGCAAATCCAGAAAAGCAAGAGGCTCATTCATCTGCATGGAAAAAAGCAAATCCAGAAAAAGTAGCTGCGCGAAATAAAGAATACTACGAATACCGCAAAGAAATGCGCCAGCTACAAGAGGAAGCAGGCTTAGAAATCTCAGACCTTAACCAATGCGACCAATGTTAACACCGCGACCATACCAACAGGAGGCGCTCGACGCCGTGAACGCGGCATTGCGCGAACGTGACGACAATCCGTGCATCGTATTGCCGACAGGCGCGGGCAAGTCGCTTGTCATGGCGTTACTCGTTCATCAATGGATCGATGCTTGTCCGCATTTTCGCGTGATGGTTCTCGCGCATCGAAAGGAACTAGTCGAGCAGAACGCACTAGAGCTTGCTGGCGTCGATCCGACTCTATCCATTGGCGTCTTTGCGGCGTCGCTTAGGCGACGTGAGACGTTGCGCAGCGTGACGTTTGCGTCGATTGACAGCGTAGCCAAGAGAGCCGATGATTTTCCACCGCAGGACGTGCTATTGATCGACGAGGCGCAATATATTCCAATTCGCGGCGAGGGCAAATATCGGAAATTCATTGAGGCAATGAAACAACGCAACCCGGCGCTGCGCGTCGTCGGTTTGACGGCAACGCCGTATCGCATGGGGACGGGCGCAATCTGTCACCGCGATCACATTTTAAATCATGTATGCTACGAGGCGAACGTCGGCGACTTGATTCGCGATGAGTATCTCTGCAACATTCGCACAGTCGAGGGCGAGCATTCTGCTCTCGACTTGGCGGGCGTCAAAAAGACTGCCGGCGAATTTAATCTGAAAGACTTGGCTACGCGAGTGGACAAGGCCGATGTCGTCGCGCAAGCGGTCAAAGATATGGTTTCAAAAGTGCGCAACGATAACCGCAAAAGCATAATCGTTTTTTGTATCGATATTGAACACTGCGAACACGTGCAAACAGAATTGCGCCGCTATGGTATTCAAGCGCCGTATATCGTAGGTAAGACGCCAATAAAAGAACGAGAGCGACTTGTCGAAGAGTTTAAGGCTGGGCGCATTGCGTGGATGCTTTCCGTAAATTGCTTCCTGGAGGGATTCAACGCTAAGCGCGTGGATTGCGTCGCGATGCTGCGACCGACACAATCTAAGGGCTTGTGGGTGCAAGCAATCGGGCGCGGGCTGCGTTTACATGATGATAAAAAAGACTGTCTGGTATTGGACTACGGCGATAACATCATGAGGCACGGACCAATCGACCTGCCGGACGATACGCAAATCAAGCTCGCGACGTGCGGCAAATGTGAAAACGTCTTTTCGCGGGCGGTCAAATGTTGTCCGTCGTGCGGATGGGAAATCCCGCCAGTGCAGCGGGAAATGTTCGCAGCCGAGGCCGAGCGAGAAAAGAAAATGCACGAAGCCAAAGCGCACGCTGGCATGTTACTCAACAAACCCAGATGGCTCGAAGTGAGCGCCGTGACGCTTCGTTTACATCGCAAAGCTGGCAAGGCCGACAGCGTGCGCGTCGAATTTCACTGCGGACTTACGTTGGTCAAACATTGGTTGACGCTGGATCACGACGGCTACGGCGCGGTGCAGGCTCGCAAATGGTTGCATGATCGCGGGCTGCCGCTATATGACAGCGTAGCCGACATGCTAGATCGTTGCGAAAGTGCGCAAATTGCCGCAGTTGTCAAAAAGTTGCTCGTTCGGTATGAGGGTAAATATCTGCGCATCGCGGCGAGCGATATTGTGACGTCGTGCGGAAACTCGAAAATAATTTAACTTAAATCGCGATATGTATTGACATAAACATTTTGATGCCTACTTTGGTTTGTATCGAAGGCACGAAGCCGACGAAATAACACGATTAGAGATTATTATTATGCCAACGAAATCAGAAATTGACTACATGCTAGTTGAACTATCCGAGCTTTTGGAAGATTGCGGAATCCCTACAATGAAGGGCAATCGCATCACAAATTTTACAACAAAACTTGTAATTGTGGATGCTTACGCAGAAGACGCAAAGCAAATCATCGACGAGGGCGGACATCCAGCAACCATCGAATCGCTAGGTCAAGGCATTTCAATTATCAAGGCCGTTTACTAACCAACCACAACAACCCGGCGCCGCGCGGCTAATCTGCGACATTTTATTATTATGAAAACAGCAAAAACATCAAACAACCTCAGCGCGCTTGGCGCTTTCATTGCCGCTATACCAGTTATCGGATGGGGGCTTTCACCGGTCTTAATTATGGTCGGCTTCATTCTGGCAATTGTCAGCATGAGCAAAGACGAGGCCGGCGGCGGTCGCGCTTTGTTCAATTCGCTACTTGCCGCGCCGGTCGCAATTGTCATTGCATTTATCGGCATCGCAATCATCGGAAACCTTGGAGCATAACAATATGAAAAAACAATTCACAAAACATGAACTTGAGCGCGGCTATTCGGACCGCGATCTATTTAGCGCGGGCGTCTTAATTGGCTGCGTCATTATGAGTGCATTACTATTGTTGGGGGCATTGATCGCGTCATGAGTAGCACAGGAGAATCAGCCGCAGTCATTTGCGCACTTATGGACGCGCAAATGACCGACAAAGAATTTGAACAAGGCATCGCAAGAAATAAAATCTTGCACGATTGTAAAACGAAGGGCTTTCCCGACTTAGAACGGCTAGGGCTTATTCGCAGACCTAAGGTCAAAGAAGCTAAAGTTTACCACCTATCGAATGAAGACTTCGCGACAATGGGCGCGGCGGCAGTCAATAGCGGTAAAATGTCGTGTCATCAATTTTGTAAACAACATGGACGCAATAACGCCGACCTGCGCTATTATTGCGATAAGTTTGGAATCGAGCTTGTTCGAAAGATCAAACGCGAAAACAAGCACGACCACGGAAAGATTTATCGCGCAGCGCGTAGGTTGATTAATCAGCAAGGCTACCGGCTCAGCAACGCCGCGAAGAAGCTCAAAGTTTCGCCAACATTTATCATCACGGTGCTACGTGAAAACAAATGCACCTATAACGCAAAAACAGTCAAAGTGGAGAAAGTAAAAAAATGAGTGATACACCTAGAACAGACGAAGAAAACATGGAACTTTACGACGGGCATAGCTACCTTGCGCGGACAGTAGAAGCCGTGCCAGTTGAATTTGTGCGCAATCTAGAACGCGAATCCGACAAGCTCGCCAAGCAATGCGTCAAGAACGTCGAGGAAATAGGCCAGTTGCGGACCATCGAAAAGAATTACAAGGCAGAGCTGACGCGATTACTTGATGAGTTGATCGAGGCGAAGAAGGACGCGGCCCGGCTGGATTGGCTGCTTTATGAATCTGCGGGACTAAAATTCATG